ATGAGCATTAAACGTATATTACTTGATGAGTCATTACCACCAGATAATATGTCAGCTCGTTCAGCAACGGAAGTTGTAGAGCGCATGAAGGAATTATCACAAAACTTAGGATCAGCATTTGGTCGTTTAATCAATGAAACAATGATCCCATTAGTTACCAAAATATTAGGTGTTATGGATGATCGTGGCATGATTAACTTACCACTTAAAGTTAATGGTCTTGAAATTAAAGTATCAGCAGTAGCTCCATTAGCACAAGCTCAAGCTATGGAAGAAGTTCAGAATGTATTGCAGTATGCGCAAATAGTTCAAGGTGCTGGTCCACAGGCTCAATCAATTATTAAAATTGATGCTATGATGGAGTTTATAGCAGATAAACTTGGAGTGCCACAACGCATTCTAAATACAGCAGAAGAACGCATGATGATCCAACAACAACAAATGCAGATGGCTGCTATGGCAGCTCAAGCAGCACCAGAAGCTGTGCCAGAGATGGTTAAAGGCGCTATGAAACAGCAAGGTGGTATGTAATGGCTGGATGGGAAGATTTAGAACAAGGACTGCCACTTGATATTAGAGATGTTAGTCAAGCTAGAGAAGATCTAGATAGATTAGCATTACGTGTATTAGGTGATGAAGATGGACAAAAATTGATGGATTGGTTACGCCAATCTGTTTTAGAGCAACCAGTTGCCTTGCCTGGTAGCGATTCTAGTTATGCTTACTACCGAGAAGGTCAGAATAGCATGGTCAGAGATTTAGAAGCAAGGTTAATTCGCGCAAGGAAAATAAAATGACAGACGACGTAATCGAGCCTAGTAGCTCTGAGGAATCTTCTCAAGACACTGGCCTACTCGATAATGTAAATGTAGAACCAGCGGCAGAAGCAGATCCAAATCAAACAGCAATATCACATCTTGATACACCAGAAGATGATGGTCCATTAGAAAGACCAGATTGGTGGCCAGAGAATTTCTGGAAAAAAGATGATTCAGAACCAGATCTAGAAGCGATTGCAAAATCATGGACAGATCTTCGTAAGCAAATCTCACAAGGCAAACATAAAGCACCGGCAGATGGTAATTATGATTTAGGTGCATTTGGATCAGTTCCAGATACAGATCCAGTCAAAAGCCATGTAGTCACATGGGCTAAAGAATATGGTGTAAGCCAAGTAGCTTTAGATGCCTTAGTTTCAAAAGTAGTTGAAATGAATGCTAACGTAGCTCAAACCACAACAGTAAACTTAGAACAAGAACGTAAATCGTTAGGCCCTAATGCAGACGCACGTATTAAAAGCGTTGTGCAATGGGGAACAAGTCTTGTTCATAAAGGCGTATGGGGTAAAGATGACTTTGAGGAATTTAAAGTTATGGGTGGAACAGCTAAAGGCATTGCTGCTTTAGAAAAGATTAGATCTGCATATGAAGGTAGAGTTCCAACAGATAGCGCTCCAGTAGGTAACGCACCATCTAAAACAGAGTTATATGCTATGGTTGGAGATCCAAAATACAATACTGATCCAGCATACAGAGAAAAAGTAGAGAAAATGTTTCAAGCATCATTTGGAACGTAATCTCCGTAATAAATTAGGCCCACTTAATTGTGGGCTTTTTTTTGCATAAAACACTTGCCAAACCCTTAAAAATCTGTTAAAAACTGCTCAAGGCTCATTGCATTCGCAACCCTTCACACAAGTCGTCTTGTCGTCTGGCTATCGTAAATAGCAAGCAACGGCCCAGAACGTCTGGCTAACCAAAGCGATAAACTTTATTTTTTATCAATTCTAGGAGAATAACATGGCTATTGGATTATCTAATGCTTTTGTAACCCTCTTTGATGCCGAAGTTAAACAGGCTTACCAAGGTAAGGCTAAATTAGTTGGTGCAGTTCGCCAAAGACGCGGTGTTGAAGGATCAGTAGTAAAATTTCCTAAAGTAGGCAAAGGCGTTGCTACTTTAAGAATCCCACAAACAGATGTATCACCATTGAATGCTGGCTTTAGCCAAGTAACTGCTACTTTAGCAGACTGGAATGCAGCAGAATATTCTGACATCTTTATGCAACAAAAAGTAAATTTTGACGAAAGACAAGAGTTAGTGCAATTAGTATCTAACGCTATTGGTCGCCGTCAAGATCAAATGATTATTGATGCGCTTGTAAATTCATCAACATCATTAACAGTGTCTAACGATATCGGTGCAACAGACTCTAACTTAAGCGTAGCTAAACTACGTGAAGCTAAACGTCTATTAGACAAAAACAACGTTCCACCAGAAGGTCGTCACATTGTTCTTCATGGCAACAACTTAGCTTCATTACTTTCAGAAACAGCAGTAACTTCTTCTGACTTTAATACAGTTAAAGCTTTAGTAGCTGGTGAACTCAATACTTTCTTAGGCTTTACATTCCATTTATTGGGTGATCGCTCAGAAGGTGGCTTACCAATTGATGGTTCTTTAGATCGCAAAGTTTTTGCATTCCATAAAGACTCTGTTGGCTACGCAGAAGGTATCGCTCCTCGCACAGAAATCAATTACATTCCAGAAAAAACTTCATTCCTTGTGAATGCTGTATTCTCTGCGACTGCAACTGCTATCGATGCTGAGGGTATTGTTCAACTCACATGCCGTGAATCTTAATTTAAGGAGATACTAAATGGCTTATTCATCAACTGGTTTAAACGCTGCTGGCGGTCAATCAAAATCTGGTAATGCTCCACAAATTTGGACATATACTAGCGCTGATTCAATCGCTACAGTAAATACAACTTCTTACTTTGATAGTGCTTCTTCACTTTTAAAAGTGGGCGACATTATTTTTGTTTACGATTCAGCAACTCCTACAATGAGCATTGTTTATGTATTATCAAATACATCTGCTGGCGTTGTAGACGTATCTGATGGTTTAACAGTAACAGCAACAGATACAGATTAATACTCTGTATTGTAGTAAGTAACTTGGGTAAGGTGGGCGTTTATGCGCTCACCTTATTCTCACATCTGGAGATAGAGTATGGCAGCTGGAGATTCAGCATTATCAGTTTGTTCTGATGCACTAATATTATTAGGCGCAAAGCCTATTTCTTCATTCACAGAAGGCACTGATGAGTCATCTACATGTGATCGTCTTTATTTTGACATAAGAGATCAAGCGTTAATGATTTATCCATGGTCATTCTCATTTAAAAAAGTTCAATGTGCTAGACTGGTCACTACACCGGTTACCGAATACAAATACGAATATCAACTACCATCCGATAGATTAGGCTCGCCAAGAGCAGTCTATGATGCTAATGAAGTAGGATCGCCTGTTAGAAATGATTATAGAATTATGGGTGATAAAGTTTTAACTAACTACGAAGAAGTATGGGTAGATTATCAATACTCAGTAACAGAACCAAATATGCCTGTTTATTTTATTCAATTACTTAAATATATGATGGCATGGCATTTATGTGTGCCTATTACAGACCAAGTAGATAAGGCTCAATATTGGCAAGGTGTAGCTACAGGATCACCAGGCGAAAATGGTCGTGGTGGCTATATGCGTCAAGCTATGAATATTGATGGTCAAGGACAACCAGTAAACGCTATACAAGACTTCTCATTGATTAATGTGAGGTATTAATGGCTCGCTTTGTTACAGTCCAAACAAACTTCACTACAGGCGAATTAGATCCACTATTAAGAGCGCGTATTGATTTAAAGTCTTATGAGAATGCATTAGAAACAGCTCAAAATGTATTCTGTCAGCCACAAGGTGGAATTACGCGCAGATCTGGCACACGTTATATAAATTCATTACCTTCAATATCTGATACATTTGCAACAGGAACAGCTCAAGCTGGAGCAGCAAGCACAATTACATTAGCATCTGGCGCAAGTGCGTCTAATAGTTTTTATAGTTATATGTATATCACAATAACTAGTGGCACTGGCTCTGGACAAACAAGACAAATAACATCATATGTTGGATCTACTAAGGTAGCTACTGTATCAACTGCATGGACAACAACTCCAAACAATACATCTGTATACAGAATATATAATTCAGCAGATCTTGGTGTTAGACTTGTTCCATTTGAATTTTCAACATCTGATAGTTACATGTTGTGTTTGATTAATAATCAAGCGTATATTTATAAGAATGGTGCATTAATTACAAACATTAATAGCACTGGACTTAACTACTTAGATACATCTGGTGTTGGGTTATTTGGTCCAAGATTAAATGAAATATCATGGACTCAATCTGCTGACACATTAATTGTTACACATGAAGATATGAATCCAGTAAAGATTGTTCGTGGAGCATCTGATTCATCATGGACGGCATCAGCATTAACTTTTGATAGCATTCCTAAATATGCATTTACATTAGCATATACGAATCCAGCTGGAACAATTACTCCATCAGCTATTTCTGGCAAAATTAAAATTACCGCATCGTCTAGTGTTTTTTCTGCTGGAAGCGTTGGTCAATATATTAATGTTGAACCACAAGGCCGCGCAAAAATAGTTCAATATTTATCTGGCACAGAAGTTAATGTAGTTACAGAATTTCCATTCTTTGATACTACAGCTATTGCTAATGGCAATTGGGATGTTGAATCTGGCTATGAAGATGTTTGGTCATCAACAAAAGGTTGGCCTAGAACAGTAACATTCCATCAAGGTCGTTTATATTTTGGCGGATCTAGATCAAGACCATCTACTATTTGGGGATCTATTGTAGGATTGTTCTTTGACTTTGAACCAACAGAAGGTTTAGATGATGATGCCTTAGAAGCTACATTGGATACTAATACATTTAATGCTATTACAGATATTATCTCTGGTCGAGATCTTACTATCTTTACAACTGGTGGCGAGTTCTATGTGCCACAATCTGGCCTAGAGCCTATTACACCTTTATCATTCTTTGTGCAGTCTACTAGCCGTAATGGAAGTAAGCCTGGAATACGAGTTCAACAGCTTGAAGGTGGTGTTATATTTGTGCAAAGACAAGGCAAATCATTATCTGAGATTGCATACTCTGATACACAACTTACTTATGTTACATCAAAGATATCTCTATTATCTGGACATCTATTAAAAACACCTAAGCGTATGACATTAAGACGCGCAGTGGATACAGATGAAAACGATTTACTTCTTATTGTAAATGGTGATGATGGAACATTAGCATCATACTCATTAATGAGATCACAAAATGTTATAGCTCCATCAGAACTTGTAACGGCTCAAGGATCATTTATTGATGTTGGCGTAGATCTTACTACAATTTATACAGTTATTAAAAGAACCATATCTGGCGTAGATCAATACTATGTAGAAAAAGTAGAACATGCATTATTGACAGATAGTGCTAAAACAGGCGGTGCAGCAGCGTCAGTATCTATGAGTCATTTAGTTGGCAAAGAAGTTAATATTATATTAGATGGTATTGTGCAAGCTAACCAAACAGTGGCAGCTGGAGGCACAGTAACATTCCCTAGATCATCTACAACTTCTTATGAAGTGGGATTGCCAATTACAGTGCAAGCTACTACAATGCCTATAGATTTAAAAGTTCAATCTGGCACAAGACTTGGTTTTAAAAAGCGTATTGTTGAAGTTAATGCGTTGGTATTAGAAACACAGAATTTAGTAATTAATGGCATTGAAGTTCCATTTAGATTATTTGATACGCCATCCACATTAGATGCTGACGTGCCAGAATTTACAGGGACTAAAGTATTAAACGGAATTTTAGGGTATAGTAATGAAGCTAAGATTACTATCACTCAGAGCGCACCATTAAAGTTTACCTTATTAGGTATGGAATATAAAGTAGCAGTTCACCAGGGGACATAGTATGAGTTTCTTATTACCAGCAGCACCAATATTAGCAGAAACCGCAGCAGCAACGGCAGCAACAACTGCATTTGGCTCTACAGCTTTTTGGGCTGGGACAGCAGCGGCTGCTCCTATGGCAGCAACAAGTTTTGTGCCATCATTATTGGTATCATCAACACCATCATTCTTTAGCAGCATTAGTAGTGCTTTTAGTGCTATTAAACCATTTATGGAAGTTATTTCTCCTATAACAACAGCATTGCAAGGTGTTAATGCTATACAGGCTGGTCAAACACAAGCTAGTATGTATAAGCTACAACAACTACAACTAAGAGCTAAGATTGATAATGATAGACTTAATCTTACAAGACAAGGCAATGATGTATTAAGAAGGCTTGCACAATCTAATGCATCAGCGGCAGCTCGTGGGTATGCTGGCGGGGTTAAAAGTTTTGAAGGATCAAGCGCATTGCTTATGGATGTTAATGCAAAATATGCTGGTCAAGACATGGAAACTATTCAGCAAAACATTGCAACATCTGGAACATATGGTCAAATACAAGACAGCATGTTATCAGCAGCATCAGAAAAAGCTGTTACCGGATCTTATTATGATGCATTTGCAAGTGTTGGCAAAGCAGCTTATTTATATAGCACATTGAAAACAGCTTAAGGAAAAGTTATGGCAGATAGTCCACGTTATCAAAGAGCAAATCTAGTCTATGCTGATATGCCTAATATTCAGCCTGTAGATCTACAAGAGCAACTTAATGCTAATAGACGTATTGGTGCGGCATTAGATCAAATGACTAGCATTACTACTGACATTGGTAAGAAATATGCTATAGAGTCTGCTGCAAAATATAGCCTTGATAATCCTATTACGCAAGAACAACTTATTGAAGCTCAAAACAACAATAGCAATCCTATCGCTAAAGATTTAAAAGGTGGCACAATATTTAATGACACACTTAAAAAAGTTTATGCTCAACAAGCATCAGCAGAATTTACTAATCTTGCCTATACTCATTTTGAAGATGTAGATAAAAGAGTTAAAGATGGTGAACTAACAAATCCAGACGATATTAAACAAGCACTTAATTCAGTTATTGAGCCACAAAAAAATGTATTAAGTCAAATAGATGTAGAAACTGGATTGTCTTATGACGCTAAATTAAAGTCATATGCTAATACATATTATAAAGGCGCTTTAAACGAGCTTGATAAACAAGCCAGACAACGTATAGATTTAATGGCTGTTGATACAATGAATAGCTTGACTAAAATGTTTGAAAAGGATCTTGTTAATCAATATGATCCAATTGTAATTAAAGGATTGTTAGATGCAAAATTGCAAGATGGCGATCTAACATTTAAACAAGGCTCACATAGAGAAGCTTATAACAACCAATTACGCAAACAATTAGACTATGCAATCAATAATAAGTTTGCAGAAGATATGGCTAATACTTTTGGTAGCGAAGGCGCTGCTATGCAATCATTAGAAAAGGGCAAGGCTAATAAATGGACAGCATTTTGGAATGACAAAACCTCAGATGAAAAAGATGACCTTAGACAATTTGTATTAAAAGAATTGCGCATTAAGAATTCTGGAGCAGAAGAATTTGATCGTCAATATGCATCTAAACTTAGCGCTGCAAATGATATGCTTACAAATGGATATCAGCCAGATGCAAAACTATCTCAATGGCTTATTAATAATAGTGGTTCATTAAAGGCAGATAGTGCTACTAAAGCATCAGCTACTGCATTTAACATGAAGTTAGATCAATTTAATAAACTTAATGGCATGAGCATGGCTGATAGACAAGTATATGAAGATTCTATGCTGGCTAAGATTGGTCCAAATATGACTGCTGAAAATTGGCAAGTATTTTCATTCATTAAGAAGTCTAACGAGAACTTTAATACTAACATTAAAAAAGATCTTGTAGCTACAATGAAAACACAAAATGCATTTAGAGCTACATCATTAAACTTTGCTGCACCAGATTCTGAATTTCAAGATCAAGCAGATAACAGAATAAAACTTGTAAATCAATTTGCAACAATGAATCAAGTTAAGCCAAAATATCTAGATGAAGGCGAAGTGCAATCATTACAAATGCAATTAGATGCAGCAAAGCCAGATGAAAAAGTAGCTATGCTTGGACGTATTGCTAAATCATTTGGCGGTGGCTCATCAGAAGTATTTAAACAATTATCCCCTAAAGATCCAGTATCTGCTCATATGGGTGTTCTCTATGCGAATAAATCTAATGATATTATTATTCGTAATGCTGCTAAAGGACAAGAGATTCTTAAGTCTGGATATAAGCCTGTAGAGGAAGCAACAACGAAACAAGCTGCTATTAAAGATAGTATTGGAAATTCTTTATATTCAGCGCCAGAAAGCTACAATGATGTTATTAAAACAGCAGATGCATTGTATGCAGAAGAAGCTATGCGTAGAAGTTTGACCGCATTTGATGGCAGAGTGTATGCGGAAAAATTACAAGAAGCTTCTGGTCGCACGTCTGGATCAGACGGAAAGTATTATGGTGGCGTTGTCAAATATAACAAAGCAAAAGTGCTTATTCCAAACTCAATACCACAAGATGATTTTGAAGATTTAATGGAAAAATCTACTATTGCAGACTTTAGATATGCATCTGACAATTTTGCGAAACGCGCAAATACTAACGGACTTTTTGCGGAAAATGGCAAAGAATATACATATGATAAAATTAAAGACGCCCAATTAATTTCTGTTGGCGATAAGTATATGCTTGCAATTGATGGCAATCCATTTATTCTTAAAGGCGGCATGCCACTTTACATTAACCCAGATGTTTTATATAAGAAGCTTAAAAACGAGAAACGTATCTAATGGGCATTATTAATAGAGAAATTAATATACAACCATATATGTCTAATCCATCTGTAGTGGGTGGAGAAAGCACAGGCTTTTTAGAAAATCTTGTAGCTACAAATAATGCTGATGCATCATATAGAATTGGAGATGAATCAAGAACAATAGCATTTGATGAAATATTTGCACCATTAAGACAAAAGGTTATTGATAGATCTAACGTATCAGAAGCAGATAGAGTAAATATATTTGGTGCTAGCTCAAGGAATCAATATGCATGGGCAGACAGACATTATCCAAAATACGTTAATAATACACTTGATTATATAAAACAAAATCCAGACTTATTCCCAGAAGATGAGTTTAAGGGATTGACTTATGACATGCTTGAAGGAAAGGCTGTTGAAGCATCAAGAAAGAAAATAGAAGAACAAAAAGAGATTGCATCAAGACAAACTTTTTGGGGAAGTGTTGGTGAGCAAGTTGGTGGCATTTCTGGAAACTGGTCTACAATGGATACATTTTCATTGTTTGTGCCAGAAATAAAAGCTGTGCCTTTTTTATATCCTATTGTAAGCAGAATGTTTCAAAACGTCATTATTAACACAGGCGTTGAAGCTGCCAAATATCCAGAAATTAAATCATGGCAAGAGAAAGTAACAGGACAAGAATATACTTTTGAAGAATTCTTGCAACATGAAAAAGATGTAGCTATTGGAACTATTGCATTAACTGGAGCTTTTGAAGGGGCTACAAGGATTCCATATAAAAAAGGATATCGCTGGACTAAAGATACTAT